TACATTCCATTGATTATGACTCCATTAGTATATGATCCAGACACTTTCACACCAAGAAAAGGTCTATTAACGAGATATGCTAAGAAGATGATCAGACCAGAATTTTACGGTAGAGTATTTGTATCAAACACTGATTTGATTTAATAATTACTTTTAAAGTAAATTCATAAAATTAAGACCTGGCTTTTTAGTCAGGTCTTTTTTTATCTTACCTTATTTTTCTAATATTTATGACAAAATGCTATGGCTGATTTTACCCTTTTATTAAAAGAACGAGTATTACTTAATGGTACTGAAAGAGGTACTGATTATGTTTTAACTATTCCTAATATAGAAAATTACGATAATAGAATAGTTACAGTACCCTCAGGAAGTGAAACTACAATATTCCAATATAGTAACACCCCAGGAGCAGGTACATTTACCTCAGGAAGTTTTAAATATGGTAGAATATCAAATTATTCAACAACAACACCAATAAATTTAAAAGTATCTTCATCTTCAGAACTTATGAATTTTAAAATAGATGCTGGAGGTACATTTATGTTATCAACAAGTGACATAACAGGCAGTTTAACTAATACTTTTACTTATAATGATATAAACTCGGTATTTGTAGAACCCTCAGGAAGTTCTGCTAAAGTAGAATATTTTATAGCAACAACTTAATTTAAAATATTATGAACATTCCAATTTGGACAGGTACATCAACATTTGCAGTAGGCCAAACACCCTTTGGTTTTTATGATAATGATTTAGATTTTAAAACAGACTCAGATAAGGTATCAGACTTTTGTGCAAGACGTTTAGGTTATCCTTTAGCAGATGTTGAATTACAATCAGGATCTTTTTATACGGCTTTTGAAGAAGCAATTACAACATATGGAAATGAATTATATGCTTATAAAGTAAGAGAAAATTATTTGTCTTTAGAAGGAGCATCTTCATTAACAGTTCCTAATAATCAATTAATATCACCAAATCTAGCTGGAGTTGTTAGGATCTCAGAACAATATGGAGTAGAAGCAGGAGTAGGTGGTGACGTAACATGGTATTCGGGTTCAATAAATTTAACAAGCGGTAAACAAGATTATGATATGAATGCTTGGGCACAAGCAAGTGCTAGCATTAGTTCAAGTGACTCAATAGAATTAAAAAAAATATTTTATGAAGCACCACCAGCAATAACAAGATATTTTGATCCATATGCTGGTACAGGTACGGGAATGATTGATTTAATGGACTCATTTGGTTGGGGTAGCTATTCACCTGCAATTAATTTCTTAATGATGCCAATTAACTATGATTTACAAACCATTCAAGCAATAGAATTTAATGACCAGATAAGAAAATCAAATTATTCTTTTGAATTAGTAAATAATCAATTAAAAATTTTTCCAATCCCTAACGGTAGCGTTACAAAACTTTATTTTCAATACATAAAAAAATCGGAAAGAAATAATCCTTACAAAGATGGTACTAATGTAATAACTGATGTAGGTAATGTACCTTTCCAAAACCCAACTTATACACAAATTAATTCTATAGGTAGACAATGGATATTTGAATATACTTTATCTATAGCTAAAGAAATGTTAGGATATATTAGGGGTAAATATTCTACTATACCAATCCCAGATTCAGATGTAACATTAAATCAAGCTGATTTGTTATCATCTGCAACAGCAGACAAAAATGCTTTAATAGAAAGATTAAGAACATATTTTGATGAAACATCAAGAAGTAGTTTATTAGAAAGAAAAGCAAACGAAAATGATTTTTTACAAAAGGAATTAAATAAAGTTCCTTACACAATTTTTATAGGATAATATGGCTTTATACGGAGCAGCAAGAGATATAAGTTTATTTAGACATGTAAATAGAGAATTAATAGGTAATATTGTTTCTCAAGAATGTGTTTATTATAAATTTAAATTAGATGAAACAAAAGTAAACTTATATGGTGAATCTTCAGGGGCAAAATATTATTATACTGGAGTTATATTAAGCTGTTTAATTGAAAGACAACCCCAAGAATACCCAGATGATGAATTTGGTGTACAGTATTATAGAAATGTCGATTTTAAATTTTTGAGGGATGATTTACTAGAAAGAAATTTAGACTTTAATGAAAATTTTGATCAAGGAGATTATTTTGGAGCTGATTTAGTACCTGAAGTAGGAGATATAATATTTTACTATGGAGGCTATTATGAAGTAGATGATATAATAAGTAATCAATATTTTGTAGGTAAAGATCCAGATTATAATTATGATGAAAATCCCATTAACCCAGGATTAGAAAATTTTGGTAGTGATTTATCTATTATATGTAAAACACATTATCAACCAGCGGATAAAGTTCAACTAGAAAAAGCAAGAATAAATGGATAAAAAATATAAAAAACCCGTTCCTAAAACACAAAGAAAAATATCTGAGGACTTACAAAATGCTCAGGATATTCATATGGGTAATCCTAATAATGCTACTCCAGGACCCCAAACACCACCAATAAATGAAGCAAATATAGATTTTAATAGGTCTACTAAGATGTCCTTTAAAGGGGATACGGTTAAACCTTTTTCAATTGGGATACAAGATATAGATGAATCTATAATGTATTATTTTCAGAATGTTATTAAACCTACAGTAATACAAAATGGAGAAAGAATAGCAGTTCCTATAATATATGGATCTCCCGAAAGATGGAAATCAATCCAAAAAGATGCTTATTATAGAGATAAAAAAGGTGCTATAATGAATCCCATAATAATGTTTAAAAGAAATTCTTTAGAAAAAAATAGAGCATTATCAAGAAAATTAGATGCAAACGAACCTAATTTATATACCTTTTGGCAAAAAGCATATAATCAAAAAGAAATTTATAGTAATTTTAAATTATTAAATAATAGAATTCCTACAAAACAATTTATAGCTAATGTAGTACCAGATTATGTTAATTTAACTTATAGTTGTATAATACAAACATACTATGTAGAACAATTAAATAAAGTTATTGAGGCAATAAACTATGCTTCTGATTCATACTGGGGTAATCCCGAAAGATTTAAATTTAGGGCTCGAATAGATAATTTTACTACAGTTACAGAATTACAACAAAGCCAAGAAAGATTAGTAAGAGGTACATTTGATATAAAAATGTATGGGTATATAGTACCTGATGTTATACAAAAGGATATAAAAGCTATTAAAAAACTAAACTCTAAATCAAAAGTAATTTTTCCTATGGAAACTGTTTCAAATTTATTTGATTCTCCTACAAAATAAATGTATCTTTCAATAAAAATATAATATTTATAACTATAAAAAAGTAAATAACATGGAAAAAATAGTTTTATCAGAAGAAGAATTAAATACATTATCTTCGTTTCAACAACAACAACAAAACTTTGTAATTCAATTAGGTCAAATTGAGTACCAAAAAGAATTACTAGACCAACAAAGAAAAAATATTAAAGATAATATTAAATCTTTAGAAACTCAACAATTTGAATTATCTAAAACACTTGAAGAAAAATACGGTGTAGGAACGGTAAATTTAGAAAATGGTGAGTTTATAAAACATTAAATGTATTTTTAACAATTTTTATAATATTTATAAACAAAATTAATTTGTAACCAATGGCAGAAGTATTATTATCTCCCGGTGTATTAGCTAGAGAAAACGACCAATCATTTATAGCATCAACCCCTATACCAGCGGGTGCAGCTATAGCAGGCCCTACAGTAAAAGGCCCAGTAAACATTCCAACAATAGTTACTTCATATAGTGACTATAAAAATAAATTTGGAGCTATTGTAGAAAGTGGAAGTCTTGAATATACTTACTTCACTTCATTAGCTGCTTATAATTTCTTCCAACAAGGAGGAGATTCACTTCTAGTGACTAGAGTTGCAAGTGGTTCATTTACTGGAGCAAGCGCCGAAAGTGGTGGAACAGATGGAATTGTAAATGGTGATTCTGTATCAGCATTTAAATTAGAAACATTAGATGTAGGAACAATAACAAATAGTACTGGATCTGAAGGTGTTAATAACACCTTATCAAATGGTACTAAAAATAATTTAAGATGGGAAGTTACAGGAGTAAATTCAGGATCAGGTACTTTTAGTCTTCTTATTAGAAGAGGAGATGATACTATTACTAGAAAAACAGTATTAGAACAATATACTGATGTTTCTATGGATCCAAATTCAGATAATTTTGTATCAAAAGTAATTGGAGATCAAACCCAAACAGTACAGAGTGATGGTTCTACTTATTATCTTCAAATAACTGGATCTTATCCAAACAGAAGCCAATTAGTAAGAGTATCATCTGTAGATACACCTACATTAAATTATTTTGATAATAATGGAACTGCAAAAACAGCACTTACATCTTCTGTCCCAGTAGTGGGTTCAGGTTCATTTGGAGGAGCAACGGGAACACCATTTGATGGAATAGAAGCTAATTTTTATAATACTATTAATGGTGGTACAGGAACTGCTGCAAATACTCAAGGAGTTGTAGCTGCTAATTATACCACAGCACTTAATTTATTAGCAAATGTAGATGAATTTCAATATAATGTTTTATCTGTTCCAGGTATCTATAAAGATGATTATTCTTCAACAGTAACAACAGTAATTGATAATTGTCAAGAAAGAGGAGATGCTATTGCAGTAGTTGATATGGTAGCTTATTCTAAAAATATTGGTGATGTAACAACAGAAGCAAGTGGAATTGATTCTTCATATGCGGCTACTTATTGGCCTTGGGTTCAAACAATTTGCCCTGATTTAGGAAACCAATGTTGGGTTCCAGCATCAACACTTATTCCAGCTGTTTATGCCTTTACTGATGCTTCTAGTGCAGCATGGTTTGCACCTGCAGGTTTAAATAGAGGTGGGTTAAGTACAGTGATTAGAGCAGAAAGAAAATTAACTAATGGAAATAGAGATACATTATATACAGGTAATGTTAATCCAATTGCTACCTTCCCTAACACAGGTGTAGTAGTATTTGGTCAGAAAACACTTCAGAAAAAAGCAAGTGCTTTAGATAGGGTAAATGTTAGAAGGTTGTTAATTGCTCTTAAAGGATTTATTTCACAAATTGCAGACAACTTAGTATTTGAGCAAAACACTATAGCTACAAGAAATAACTTCTTAAGCCAAGTTAACCCATACTTAGCAAGTGTACAACAAAGACAAGGTTTATTTGCTTACCAAGTAGTAATGGATGAGAGTAATAATACACCAGATACTATCGATAGAAATCAATTAGTAGGTCAAATTTATTTACAACCAACTAAAACAGCAGAATTTATTTACTTAGATTTTAATGTTTTACCAACAGGGGCTACTTTCCCATCATAAAAACCAAAGAATTAGATATTTATAATTGAAAATAAACAATAAAAAATGGCAGTATTAGATCCCAACGAAATATTTTTCACCGCGTTTGAACCCAAACAAGCGAACCGATTCATCCTTTATATGGATGGTATACCAAGCTTCATTATTAAAGGAGTTGCAGCAGTAAATGTAGCCCAAGGTACAGTAGCTTTAAACCACATTAATGTTCAAAGATTTGTTAAAGGTAAAACCACTTGGGGACCAATATCAATGACATTATTTGATCCGATTACACCATCAGGAGCTCAAGCAGTAATGGAGTGGGTAAGACTACATCACGAATCTGTAACAGGTAGAGATGGTTATTCTGATTTTTATAAAAAAGATCTTACAGTAAATATTTTAGGACCTGTAGGAGATATAGTTTCAGAATGGGTAATCAAAGGTGCATTAATTACAGAAGCAACATTTGGTGATTATAATTGGGATACTGAAAATGAAGCAAAAGAAATTTCATTAACAGTACAACCAGATTACTGTGTATTAAATTTCTAATAAAAAAATTAATATTTCTAGAGAGGAGCTTGGCTATGTCAAGCTCCTTTTTTATATTGGTATTTATTACAAATAAAATAAGTTATCAACAAATAAAAGATTATGGCAGAATTTAAATTCCCTTCAGAAGAAGTAGAATTACCATCAAAGGGTTTAGTATACCCAAAAGAAAATCCTCTTTCAAGCGGTAAAATAGAAATAAAATATATGACTGCTAAAGAAGAAGATATACTAACAAACCAAGGATATATTCAAAAAGGAACAGTTCTAGATAAATTACTAGAATCTGTAATAGTGTCAAAGATAAACCCAAAAGATTTAATAATAGGAGATAAAAATGCTGTTTTAATAGCAACTCGTATTTTGGGGTATGGTAAAGATTACAAATTTGAATATAATGGAGAAGAAGAAACTATTGATTTATCTGAATTAGATAATAAAGAATTTGATACTTCTTTAATAACAGAAAGTAAAAATGAATTTAGTTTTAAGTTACCTCATAGTGGAACTAACATTACATTTAAGATTTTAACAGGCCATGATGATACTAAAATAGAAAAAGAATTAGCAGGTCTTAAAAAAATGAATAAAAATGCTTCTCCTGATCTTACTACTAGATTAAAACATTTAATAACATCAGTTGAAGGAGAAACTGATTCAAAAACAATAAGAGAATTTGTCGATAATTACTTATTAGCAAGAGATTCTAGAGCCCTAAGAGAATATATAAATCAAAACCAACCAGATGTAGATTTAAACTATATGATGGATGATGGAGAGGAGGTGAGAGTCCCTATAGGACTTAACTTTTTTTGGCCTGACTACTCAGATAGCCTCACAAGTTAGACTTTCTGTATTTAACCAAATACACCAAATAGTATTTCATGGAAAAGGTGGATATGATTTTCATACTATCTACAACATGCCTTTATGGTTAAGAAAATATACTTTTTCAGAAATTAAAAAACACTATGATGATGAAAAGAAAGAATATGATAAAGCAAATAAAGGCCAAGGTGAAACTAATCTTATAAATTCTGATGGTACTGTCAACACCCCAGCATTTGCTCAAGCTTCAAAATCAACCCAAAATAAAACATCACCAACATCAAACCCCTTTAAGGGTAAAAGTAGTTATAAATAGTTAATTTTTTTAATATTTATAACAAACCAACTTAAATGGCCGCAGATCCTAAAAAACTACAGGAAATAAAAGATCTTTTGGATCAAATCCAAAAAAATTACAACCAATTAGGAAAGAAAAATCCTTTTAGGGGGATAGATCCTAATAAAATAAAGGATGTTAATGATACAATCCAACAATTAGAAGTAGGTTTAGACGGAGTTGAATCCCAGGTTAGAAGAGTAAACTCTTCTTTTGATGATTTAGAAAAAACCTTAAAAGCTGTAGTTAGTGAAATTAATCCTAAAGGAATAAATGCTACAAAAGATTTAGAAAAAGGGATGAAGGGCCTTATTAAAGAAGCCCAAAAACTAGCAAATGAAGAAGAAGATATAGGTAATTTATCTAAAAAACAATTAAAAGCAATCCAAGAAAGAGCTAGAGCTTCTTCAAGATTAGCTAAAGATAGTGCTGCTGCTTTATTGCAGCAAATGGGTATTAGAACCCAAGATGGAAAAGTACAACAAAAGGATGGTTTAAAGATAGGCCGAATGAAGGCAGAGGATAGAGCAAAAGCTAGATCTGCCCTTGGTATTTTAAGAGACGAAAATAATATTCAAAAAGATGTACTAGATAAAATTGAAGATAGAATTGATTTAGAAGATGAATTTAATAAAAAAATAGGTTTTGGGGGTCAATTAGCTAAAGGGTTAGATAAAGCTTTACAAAAAGTAGGAATCCCTGCACTAGGAATAGCTGATGCTATTGATGGAGCTAGAAAAAATTTCATAAAAACAAAGGGTGAATCTAGTGTTTTAAAAGATACATTAAAGGGTGTAGCAGGTAATTTAAAAGGGGTTTTATCATCAGCTAATCTTATACAAGGAGCCTTTACCTTTCTTGTATCAGCTATGATGTCAGTAGATAGATTAACTGGACAATTAGCAAAAAATATAGGTGTAAGTTATAAAGAATCACTAAAATTTCAAGAACAATTTAATCAAGTAGCAATAGATTCAGATCATTTACAAGTTAATTCTAAAAACTTAAATGAATCTTTTAATTCATTAAATCAAGAATTTGGAGGGGCTACTAATTTTAGTAACCAAATGTTAGAGTCTTTTACAGCTTTAACTAAACAAGCAGGATTTACATCTGGAACTATAGCTGAAATATCTAAACTGACAGGTTCTCAAGGTACAGAGTTAGAAAACAATGTAGCTCTTATGCAAGGTGAACTTGTTGCTATGAATGCATTAAATGGCACTACATTTAGTGAAAAACAAATGTTAGAAGACATTAGTAAAGTAAGTAAAGCAACATTAATAACATTAAGAAACCAACCTCTAGCTTTAACTAGAACTTTAATGACATCTAAAAAATTAGCTTTATCTTTTGCTGAAATGGAAAGTATATCTAGTAGTTTATTAGACTTTGAGGGTTCAATCCAATCAGAATTAGAAGCAGAGTTACTTACAGGTAAACAATTGAATTTAGAATCTGCAAGACAATTAGCTTTAAAGGGAGATATTGCAGGTGCGGCAGCTGAAGTAGCTAAAGAAGTAGGATCAGCAGCTGATTTTGAAAAAATGAATGTTATCCAGCAAGAAGCCCTTGCTAAGGCAGCAGGATTAACACGAGAACAATTATCTAAAAGTTTAATAGAAAGAGAAGCTTTACAAAAAATAGGAATGGCTGATAATGATGCAGCCAAGAAAAAATATGCTACATTAAGACAAACTATGTCTGCTGAAGAAGCAGCTAAAGCATTAGGAGATGAAAGGTTAGGAGCCCAATATGAATCAGAATCAGTCCAAGAAAGGTTTGCAGCATCGGTAGAACAATTAAAAACAATATTTGTTGATATAGGAACAGCTATTATGCCTATTGTAAGCTTTATTGCAGATGCTGTATCAGGTACAGCTAAACTTGTAAAACAATATAGTGGTCTTTTTAAAGTTTTAGGTAGTATTTATTTATTATTTAAAAGTATTAGTATTACTCAAGGTGTAATGGATAAATTTGGTAAACTTAATCTTGCAAATATTAAATACGAATTAGGCTATAGAAAAGCATTAGTACTAGAATATTTTAAAGAAAATGTTCAAGCAAAACTTAAAAATGCTTATGAGCTTATTTATCTTCAATTTACCCGAGAAGGAATTATAGCAAAAGGTGCAGTACTAGCAAAAACTTTAGCAATACAAGCAGCTGAACTTGTTAATAATAATCTTACAGCTATTGGTTTAGGATTTAATAAAGAAAACCTTGTTTTAAAAGGTTTAATATTCATAAAAGATCAAGCAATAAATGCGGCAACATTAGTATATAATGGGTTATTAGGAGCTAAAAACATACTCCAAAATTTATTTAATAAGAAAAAAATTCAAGAAGGGTTAATAGAAATGAAAAACTTTGCTAAAGCTGCTGCTAATTTCTTATTAAGTGTAGGTAAACTTGCTATTAATGCTGCTATATCTATTGCTAAGATACCTATTATAGGTCCGGTATTAGCAGTTGCTGCAGCTGCTGCCGCCGTAGCTGGAGGTATGGCTTTATATTCAAAATTTAAAAAACCAGCAGGGGATATGATGGGCACTGCTGACGGTAGAACACAGGTATCACCTAAAGAAGGAGGAATATTTGAACTTTCTAAAAATGATGATTTTATAGCAGCACCTGGAGCAGCAGATGCTATGGCTAAAAGGGGTGAAAAAACAAATAATGATTCTAATAGTGGAAATGATAATTCAGCTTTATTATCTGGAATAAGTAAACTTATATCAATTAACCAACAAATCTTAGCTAAAGATCTCACAATAGTAATGGAGGGTGAAAAAGTAGGAGCTGGTATAGCTGAAGCAGAACGAGAAATTCAATAAAATTAAATATTTATACATAAATGGGGCTAATAGATTTACAAACTGATCTTAAATCAATAAAATTTGGTACTCCTCCAGCAACAGATGTTCAAGGTGGTGGGAACAGTGCTCAGCCTTATTTAAAAACCCCAATCCCAGATACATTATCCCCAACAACAGGAAATAATTTAGCTAGTAATGATTTTGCATTAAGAGGAGGTATAAATTCTGCTCGTGATACAGCTAGAGACGTAGTTAGATTAACTAAATATTTTACAGATTTTAAATCAGTAAGTGGAGCCTTATTTACAGCTAAACAAAATGTATTATCCCAAATTTCAGTTAAAACCCAATCAAGCACTGTACCAAATGGGGGTGTTTATACTCCCTTAAGTACTTTAGCACAAGCTGGTATTAATTTTATAGGAGGTCATGTTAATAAACAAGGATTACTTCCTTTTAAAGATGATCCTACATATTCATCATCTAATTCTTTTATTATAGGTGATGAGAATGGTAAAGGTAATAGATTAGCTTTTTTATATAACACTAAAATCTCCCCACAAGACCAAGTATCTTTAGGTTCTGATAACCCAAATGTTTATTCATATTCAGGAGGTCCTAATTCTAATGTAGGAGTAGGAAAAACTAATATTAAATTTGCTACTGATAACCAAGGAGGAGTTTTAAGAACAGGGTTTAATAATTCAAAATTAATAGATACAAGGTTTCCTGAAACCCAAGGACAAAAGGGATCAACATTAACTTTTTTAGGTAATTCCTCAGGTTATTTACCATCTGAAACACATTGGGATCCTACTACAATACCTTTTCAATATTATAACCCTATTGAATATGGTAGTACTGCATTTGGATTCAACCCATCAAATAGAGGAGTTAGTTTTAAATATAATGAAATTTATCCTAATACTAAATTAAATGAAGGTCTTACTTTAAATAATAGTACTGATGGATTATTTGCAAGAACTTTCGAAATAGGAGTTTATAACCCAGGAACTCTAACACCTAGAAAAGATTTAAATACTTACCAAATAGGATTAAATTATACTAGAGTTAATATGAATATGTTTAAATCTCCTATAGGAGTATCTGATAAATATAATGGAGTATTAACGAATAACTTTACTAGTGATGGGGGTATTACTTGGGATCCTAATTTTAATACTTCAGTATATAGTGATGGTTTAAACTTAACACCCAGAAAAGATTTAAATACTTACCAAATAGGATTAAAAACCAACCCTGAAGATTTATTTATAGATCCTATAAATGCTTCCACAAAATATAAATCCTTATCAGGAAAAGGAGGGCAAGGAAATTGGTCTACTGACATTGCAAAAAACTGGTTAACTTGGGAACAAAATTTTATAACTTCGGTATACAAAGATGGAACATTAGAATCTAGTGATATAATAAAAACCCCTTCCTTAATTGATCAAAATTTTAAAACTTTAGATCAAACACAATTAAATCAACAAACAAGTTATAGACAAACGGGACAAGTTCAAGATTTTAAAGTACCTTTTAAATTACCTGGTAAAAAATCATCAACTATAATGAGTATAGCTCCAAGCTATCAAGGACAAGGTGTTATAGATAATAACTCGGGAAATAATTTAAATAGTTATACATCTCCAGGACAAAAAAATAAAAATTTAATTTCATATACAAAAGGATCAGGGATAGGACCTATAGATAAAGTTAATGCACAACCTCTTTATTTATCTCAAGATGCAGAAAAAGGGGTAGGTAAAGATGACTTAATTCCTTTTAGAATAGGAGCAATTTCAACTAAAATGGGTCCTTCTGGGGGTGATTTTGATAAAGAATTTATTCATTTTAGAGCTTATATAGATTCTTTTAGTGATGGATACTCAGCTCAATGGGAAGGACAAAAATATATGGGTAGGGGAGAAAGTCTTTATAAATATGGAGGTTTTGATAGAAAAATTAATCTAAGTTTTACGGTAGCAGCCCAATCTAAAGAAGAATTATTAGCCCAATATAAAAAATTAAACTTTTTAGTTTCTAATCTAGCCCCAGAATACACAAATGCAGGATATATGTCTGGACCCTTAGTTACTTTAACAATGGGAGGATGGTGCCATGAACTTGCAGGGTTTATTGAGGGTATGACTTTAGAAGTTCCAGAAGATTCTCCTTGGGAAATAGGAATAAAAGACAATGGTGAAAAAGATGGTGATATTTCTCAACTCCCCCACATAATTAAAGTATCAGGATTTACCTTTACACCAATTCATAATTTTAAACCAGAAAAACAACATAATGGGTATAATCCAGATGGAGAATTAGCTTCTCTTGGGGGACAACATTTTATTCAAATGTGGAATGCTACTGACACTAATGAATTAATTACTATTTAAGGTTAATTAAAAATAATTAAATGAAAAGATACAGCACTATACCAGAAACAAGATCCCCAGAGGGTAAAATTATGTATAGAACTGTACGCTACCCAGAAATACCCAGGTCTTTTAATGATACTTATGTTTATACAACAGTAGGTGATAGATTTGATACTTTAGCCCAACAATATTATGGAGACTCTTCCCTTTGGTGGATTATTTCAATATCTAATGGTACATTAATGCAGAATTCATTAACTCCCCCAGTAGGGTCTCAGATTAGGATTCCACCAAATTACTCAGAAATTATTTCTAAGTATGAAGCATTAAATAAATAAGTTATGGGAAATATATTAGGAGAACCATTTAAAGAATATGTCCAAAAACAAATAAAAGTCCGACAAAAAATTCATGGATCAGGAGCTTTACTTAATGACACAAGAACTCTAGAAGAAATTGAATATCTTAATTCTAGAAATTCTTGGGTAAAATTAGCATCAGGAGTAAGCCTAGATAAACAAAGAATGGATTTACTTAAAGGTAACCCTTTAGTAGAAGGAGTACCTTTAGGAAAATCTTTAGCAAGAGGTAATATTTTATGGAATGGTTTAATTAGTAATACTTTTACTGAAGATTTTGATCCTACGGGTGCAACATATAGTGATAGAGCAGGTATTGAAGGTGGAACATTTGGTGCTTATGGGGTAGGTGGGTTTGGAGGAAATGATGGTGATTTTGGTTTTTCACCAATGCCAGGAATAGTAGAAGCCGAAGTAAAAACCTTAAATAGAGGTTCTATTAAAAAAGCCTCAGTTACAATAAAAGCTCATAATAAATATCAATTTGATGTAATTGATGTTTTATACCTAAGATTAGGTTATTCAGTAATGTTAGAGTTTGGGTATAGTAAATACTATGATAATAATGAATCTTTTACAACAGCAGATCAATCACTAATAAATGATGAAAATTGGTTTGATGATAATTTTGATAAATCTGATTACCAAAAATGGCTCCCAGAAATTGAAGAAAGAAGAGAAAGATCAGGAGGAAATTATGAAGGGGTTTTTGGAGTAATATCTAATTTTACTTGGAGCTTTGAAACGGATGGGTCTTATAACATTAAACTAGAAATAATGAGTTTAGGAGATGTTATTGAATCATTAAAAATGAATCTTCCTCCAACAAATACAGAAGGTTTATCTGCTCAAGAAGCTTTAGAAATTTCTAGATTAGTTAAACAAACAATTTCTGAAACTGGTGGGGGTTTAAGTCTTTCAGAAGATCAATTTTACACTGTATATCAAGATTTAGATGTCCAAATAAGAGAGTGGTTTGATTTAGCTAAATCAGGTAATGGTCCTCTTATGGTAGACTATGCATTAGGTGATGGAATTACAGATTGGCTAACTACTTTAACTTTTCCTAATGATTTTATGACTTATTTGTACCCTGCGGGTGTTACTTTTGAAATTCCAAATAAAGATGGCTCTCAGACTTTTACGCCTCAAAAAGCTCAACAAGAAATTAATAATATTTTAGAAGATGTCATCAGATATGCTCTAAAATTTACTTTTGAACCCGCAGTAGAACAAGAAGGTTTGGGGGGTTTTTCTGATATTTCAGGTTATTCTAATAATGTATTATTTCCTTTAATTTTAGCTACACAAGCAGCTAACCTTAATTACCCTACAGTGGGGGCAACCGCCTTATCTGTTTTAGTAGGAGATCAAAAAAGAGCAATTAATTTTAGGGATGGAAAAAATCTGAGGGATGAAAGAGATAAAGAAATAAAAGGAGTTAATTATGTAGCATATTATAATTCACTTGGAATTCCTGTTTATACCTGGACATCAGATGCTCAAATCTTAAGTGATGGACAAAAATTATTTTATTCTCCTTCTTTAGATCAATATTATTACAGAATAGGTGAAAAAGGAGACGTATATGATAGTAATTATCTTCCACATAACATTAAATATTATACTTTTGTTGCACATCATAATTATTTACGTTCTATTCAACTTGACCAACAAAAGTTTTTAATGAATAATATAGATTTTGATTCATTTATGGAATTAGTCTTTGTAATTTTTAGATATTTTTATTTAAATGTTAATTTTACTGATTCTGATGATTTTTCTGCAGGTGACCCAGAAGCAGATTCTGTCCCAGATGATGATGTTGCAGAAAAATCACAATTTCAATTAGATACTGAACAAAGAGGAAAAAATAGAGTAAGAGAATATTTATACAATATTAGATATTTTGATACAGTAAAACCAAATACAGAACTAGCAAAAGTAGCTAGTGAAAGACAAAGGTTAGAAGAAATAAGAAATTCAACTTTTGAAACATCTGGTAATACTTTTGTTGCTGGGGATATACCCTTATTTATAGTTAATCCTAGCCTAGAGGCCCAAGTATATGATTTTGAAGCAGGTCAATTAAAAGTTGCTGAAGATGATCCTGACCCTGTATATGCGGGAACTATTGGAAATAAAAAAGAAGGAGGGAAAATAGTTAGCACTATGATAGAAGAGTGGAATGAAGCAGGTTTATTTCCTCCATACAATGATTCACGTTCAGAAAGTCATCAGGTTGATATTGTATCTTTAACTATAAGTGAACCTCAATATTCCTATTATATTAGATTAGGAACTTTTTTAGATTTTTTACAAGAAAGAATTTTCCCAAAAATAGAAGGTACTAACAATCCTATATTAACTATAGATACAGATTCTAGTACAAATATATGCTATGCTGTAGATAATAGTATTTCATTAGACCCAAGAAAAATGATTGTGGGTAATAGTTCTTTTAGATCTTCAGATGTATCAAAGGGAACATATTCAGAACAAAATGAATTCTATAAAAAAATTGCAGATGAAGAAGATTTTAAAAAACAGCAAAAGGATCTAAAAGAAAAAAGTAAAGTTTTCCCAGAACTAAAAAATTTTCTAACCGGGGCACCTATAGATGGAGAATGGAGTTTATGGGGTAGTCCAATGAATATATATTTAAATTTTAATAGAATACAAGAAATATTTGATGGGGTTGACTCAAACAATGAATTAAGTTGTTTTAAGGTATTACAAGATATATGTAATGACATTAATGAATGTATGGGGGGGTTAAATAATTTAGAACCTAGAATTACTAGTGAAACTCCAAAAAAAGATTCATCATATTTTAATGAAAAATCTTATTCAGGAAACACTGTTCAAATTATAGACCAAACTGCTATACCAAATATAGAAAAAATATCAAAATTATTAGGATTAGAACCTTCATTTAAAGAAGAAACATTAGGGACTTTTGGATATAATGAAGAGGGTTCTAATTTTATTAGAAAAGTAGGTTTAAATACCCAAATTGATAAAAATTATGCTACTATGATTACTATAGGAGCAACGGCTAATGGATCTATTCCTGGAGCCGAAGCAACAGCCTTTTCAAAATGGAATGTTGGTATCCATGATAGGTTTAAAAATGAAGTAGTAGATGCAATATCTGACCCAGATTCCTTAATAACACAAAATGCCCAAGTAATTGAAGATTATGCTAGTATGACTAAATCATCAAACAAAGTAACACTTTTAGGATTTAATGCAGATTTAACAATTAATACAGATGCTATAGAAGTTCAAAAAAATACATTTCATAATTTTTATGTATTTTGTCAAGCAAAAATATCAGAAGAAGAAGAACAATCTGAGGGGTTAGAAAGTTCAGTAGGATTTTTACCTTTTAATTTAAATCTTGATCTTGATGGTTTAGGGGGGATTAAAATTTATCAAAGATTAAATGTTGATACAAGATTTTTACCAACTAATTATCCTGAAACTTTAAAATTTTTAGTAACAGGAATTAACCATAAACTTTCAGGTAATGATTGGGTTACTCATTTAGATACCATAGCTACTAGCAAATCCATAATAGCAACAGATGGAAAACTTCAAAAAAGAATCTCAACCCCAGATATTCTTCAAGAAATTCTTCCAGAAGCTGAACTTATTAATTCTTCAGATCCAAAACCGGCAAGTGAAGGACCAGGACCTGAATATGAATCTACCCCACCTCCAACAAAAGCAGGAGCGTGGAAAGTTATAAAAGGAAGCAAAGCAATTTCCTCAGCTTATGATTTAACAAAACACCATTCTTATTCTGTATGGGAAGATGACTCAAAACAAGTATCAGGGGGATGGTCTAAAACAGGAAGACAAGGAGGAGAATACATGTATGATATGGTATTAAAAAGAACAGAAGATGGGACAGAAACAATATCCCCATATGTTCCATCTCCAGTTGACGGAAAGATATCATTTTTAGGTTTTTATAAAAATGGTCAAGATTCTGCAATTGAAATTAAATCCGATCATGATGGGAAAATATATAAACTTTTACATATGGATACGAATAATGCTCTTGTTAATAAAGGAGATACTGTTAAAAAAGGTACATTATTAGCTAGACAATCTAATTTTATGTCAGGAGCTAAATATTCTCCAAATATTCACCTTCATATACAATACCCTGATAAACAAATTTTAATAGATTATGTACATAACATGGTAAATGATAGTTTCCCAACTTAAAATATTTATAATAAATGTACTATCCTAAATCTCAAATAAAAGAAAATCTATATACTAATGGAACAGAATATTATCTTTCTACTACAGGAAAATCATATACGGGATATTACTATGAAACTTCAAAAGGAAAAAAGTTTACAGGAAAAACTTCAGTAGGAACAGGGGGAGTTTTACTTACTATTTTTAGTGGGAATAATGTTAATCTTAATAAAACCACAGAAGACTTTGAGGGAAGTAATCCTGATATTGTACAATCTGCATATGTTAGAAACTATAATAATAAACCAATTACTCCTCGTTCTGTCCCTAATCCAATTAAATCAACCCCATCTCCTCAAGATTTAGCAAAGGGAGAATATGAAAGGTATTTTGTTAAAAGAAATAATGAGTTTTTATATTATGAAATTTCCTCATCAGATTACAATCTGTTACAAAAAAAATCTTTAGATATTGCCTTTAATTTGTATAATAGTGTTAAACTGATATGGTCATTAAGGGGTCAAATTATCTCAGCTAATAAAAAAACAGTTGAATTAGTTGAAAAAAGGTATCGTTGGTTTGGTTTTGTAAACTATTTTCAAAATAATTTTTCAACTTCCCAAATCCCCCCTAACTATTTAGAAACTAAAGGAGGGGAATTTTTACTTCCTAATAGAACAAATTATGTAGGATTTTTTCACCAAATGAAAAATGGAAATTTTATGACTGGAAAATATCACGGAGAAGGGAAAGATATCCCTTTAATTAAAATAAATTCTTCTATTATTACTACTAGAACCCAACAAACACTACCTTCATCATCTCCTTCATCACTAACTTCATTTACTCCAAGTGGTGGAGGAGGTGGATATTAAAAATATTTTTTGTATATTTAATTAATGTTTTATATAGTTGAAAATTTAGATCAACTAAAAGATTTTTACAACAAAGGTTATAAAGAAGCTTATATAGAAGTTATACCATATTCTTATAAAACCCACCCTGTAAAAACATCTATTAGTTTAGTTTATATACGTCCCTTAAATGCGACTAAGGGTTATATTATAGCTATAAACCATAGTGAAACTTTACGTTTAAATAACGAATATATTGTTGAATTAATTAATAGCTATGATACGTTATATGTTTGGGGAAAAAAGGAATTTTTACATTTTTATGTGCATAAGAATTTAATAGATATTTCTTTACATCTCCCAGAATATGAGATGGAAACTACAAAAGCTCATCAAATTTTAACACAAAAAAATAAAGAAAAATTAGACATAAATAGAATTATTCCTATAGTTAAACATTATGAAACGTGTGAAAAAAATTATAATAATTTAAAACAATATTTTAATGAACCCATTAACGAATTTTACAACAACAGAGTACCACTGGTATTCAACTCCATTGAAAGGAATGGTATACAAGTTACCCCCGAATTATTCAAAAAGCACTTCAACCAAGATTGGGGAAATAAAGTATACACACAATATAACTACAGAACAACCACCACAAGACCCTCTAATAGATTTGGAGGAGTCAACTTTGCTGCTTTAAATAAAGAAAATGAATGTCGTAAAGCCTTTATCCCACGTAATGATCGATTTTTTGAAATTGATATTTCTGCTTACCATCCTACTCTTGCCAGCCATCTTATTCATTATAAGTTTGATACTGATGACATCCATGCCTCATTCGCTAAAATGTATAGGGTGGATTATAAAAAGGCTAAAGAACTTACATTTAAACAGCTTTACGGCGGTGTTTTTAATCAGTATAAGGATCTACCGTATTTTAAAAAAATACAAAAGTACGTAGATAAATTATGGAATCAATTTCAAAATGAGGGTTTTATAGAATGTCCAATATCAAAACATAGGTTTGAAAGAGATAAATTAGATAACATGAACCCACAAAAGTTATTTAATTATTTGCTACAAAATTTGGAGACGTCAACTAATGTTCGTATATTATGGGAGATTATAAAGTTATTAAAAAATCATAACACAAAATTAGTATTATATACCTATGACGCATTTTTGTTAGATATAGATAATGATGAAAAAGAATTAATAAAAAAAATATTAAAAGTGTTTGAGAAACACGATTTAAAAACAAAAATTAAACATGGAACAAACTATGATTTTACAGGACAAAGTTAATATGTATAAGTCGGATTACGATTTTGATAATCCATATAATATTAGCGATTTGAACAACAAATTATTTTGCACTTTTACAACATTAGAAGAGTTGGAGGGACTAGTTAAAAGTCTCTCTTCTAAATACTCAATAATGTATAACAAGATGTTTGCTTTATATATAAAAAGCAATAATGAATATGTTCTGACTTATAACGTTGACCAGGGTAATATAAGTGAAATCCCAGAAAACACAATTTTAGTTCATCGTAAAAAAGAAACTAATACCTTATATACAATAAATGCTCTAAATGAGCTTATTAAAAGTCTTAATGGTGGAGTAGTAGACACCAAATTTCCAATAGATTGGCAACACTATAGAAATTGTATTTTACTAACACAACACAATGAGTTAAAACAACTTAATACCAAAATACATAAAATAATAGAACTTTAGTTTGGATATTAGTTATTTAATTCGTATATTTAATTGTTATATTTAAAAAGTTACAAAAATGGATTTAAACGCGATCAAAAATCGTTTGGCCTCCTTAAATCAGGACACCAAACCAAAAAACACAGAAAAAAAAGATTATACTTTAATTTACTGGAAACCAAGACAAGAAGGAAAATACCAAATAAGGTTCGTACCTTCAAAACTAAACAAAACAAACCCCTTTCAAGAAATATTCATGCATTATGGGATTGGAAAATTTCCAATAGTAGCATTAAACAATTGGGGCGAGGAAGACCCAATCGTTGATTTTGCTAAAAAATTAAGAACAACAAGTGACTCTGAAAATTGGAGACTAGCTAAAAAACTAGATCCTAAAATGAGAGTATTTGCTCCTGTTATTGTTAGAGGAGAAGAAGAAAAAGGTGTTCGTTTATTTGAATTTAGTAAAACTATATACATGGAATTACTATCAATTGCAGATGATGAAGATTATGGTGATTTTACAAATATGGCAGAAGGTTATGATTTTGTTGTTAATGCTTCTAAAGTAGTAGACAGACCAGGATTTGCTCTTAGTTTAAGACCAAAACCTAAACAAACACCATTAAGTGAAGATGCTAATCAAATAAAAACGTGGTTAGAAAATCAACCAATCTTACTAGAAGAAAGATTTAAATACACATACGATAAACTAAAAGAGGAATTACAAGGTTTCTTAACAGGTGGTGAAGATGAAGAAGGATCTATTTCATCAGAGCCTGCTACTCCATTTGAAGCAGATAAACCTGCTAAAGAAGAAAAAGCATTTAGTCTATCATCCCAAGGTACTCCTAAAAAAGCAAAATCAGATGAATTTGATGATTTGTTTAAGGATGACGATTTACCATTTTAAATTAAAGTTATATGCCAAGAGTTAAAAAATCGCTATCGGAGGCAGTCTCCAAGGAAATAAAATCTAAATTTGATTTAAACACCTTTAAAGAAAAAAAGGGACTTAAACAAAACGTTAAATTTAAAGATCAAGAATGGATTCCATTATCTAAGGCATTCCAAGATGTTACATCAATACCAGGTATCCCTACAGGACATATTGTTTTACTTAGAGGCCATTCAGATACAGGTAAAACAACTGCTCTGCTAGAAGCAGCAGTATCAGCCCAAAAGAGAAACATACTACCTGTATTCATTATTACTGAAATGAAATGGAACTGGGAACATGCTAAACAAATGGGTTTACAATTTAATGAAATAGTGGATAAAGAAACTGGAGAAATTACAAATTTTGAAGGTGAATTTATTTATGCTGATAGAGAAACAATCCATAGTATAGAAGATGTAGCTATGTTTATTTTAGATTTAATGGATGAGCAAAAACGAGGTAATTTACCCTATGATTTATTATTCTTATGGGATAGTATTGGATCAGTTCCTTGTGAAATGTCTATAAAATCAAATAAAAATAATAATGAATGGAATGCAGGTGCAATGTCTACTCAATTTGGAAATAGTGTTAATCAAAGAATTACATTATCAAGAAAAGAATCATCAGCATTTACTAATACCTTAGTTTGTATTAATAAAGTATGGACAGCAAAAGCAGAATCCCCAATGGGTAAACCCAAATTAATGAATAAAGGTGGATTTGCTATGTGGTTTGATTCTACATTTGTAGTTA